CTGGCGGGAATTTGTTCTTCCATGGACCTAGCAGAATCTTTGCTTACACACTAGCATTAATACAAAGCAAATGGTCGGAATGTCTTACGGAATTCGTAAAGGCTTAGAGGATGTAGCCCATGAACTCAAAGGTATCCGTAATATTCTTGGTTCCATGTGGCAAAGCAAGTATCAAACCGAAGAAACTAGCCGCCTAAATCCGGAAGCTTTTGCAGATGAGTACATTTCAAACGAAGAGTGTGCCCGCCGCCTGGGTGTATCAGATCAAACAATCAGGAATTGGATTGCCATGGGACGCACCAATACTGATAAAGGGTGGACAGAAGGAATCCATTACGTAAACATTTGCCCAGTACCAGGGAAGAAAGCAGTTATCCGTGTGCCTTGGAACAATTTAATTCGTTCTTTTTCCAAAGATAGGGCTATTGTTCCAGCGGATTTACACAAATCTTCTATGCTATATAAAACGTCAACCGAAGGAAAACTAGAATAATGTCATATCGGTTTCACAATCTTGACCTAAGTTTGCTCACTTTAGAAAACTGCAAAGAATTGTTGCCTTCTTCTTTGGGTCTTCAGGTGGAAATGTTTTTACCTCCCGAAGGTTCCTTTGATAACGAATCCCTGCAAAGATACCTAGAGAATATTAAGAATTATGAAGAAGAGGACGTTAATTCTGGGATGACACTAGCTAATCGCCTTCGGGTTGCATTTAAGGATATGCAGCCCGATACGATATGCGGTAAATTTCCTCTTGCTGAATTACCTTTGAAGCGACGTTTGCGATGTGTTGCAGAATATTTGATTCGTTCAGGAGAGTTTGATAAAGTGCGAGATGAAACCGGCAAGCTAGTCAAGAAACGTGGTAACTTAGGTAAGCTTGTTGTGTTGTACAAACCACTGCCCAAACTTTTAGAGTCTCTTGCCTTCCATAAATTGTTAGCCAAATGAATCGACGCGAACGCCTTCTTGCCTCAGTGATCGGCCCCGATTTGGACGACACAAAAACAAAGATGCTCGATGCCACCTTAAAGCTTATCCTTGGTGACATCGGCCAACAGTACCTAAAACATTGGGAAACGGAAGGGCCTGGTGTTATGGTTTTTCAGCCAGAAAACCAAGAACGTTCCATGCTTTTCTTAACACTTGAAGAGCTTCACTCTGCTCAAGAAAAAGAAGAACAAAACAATAACGGAGATCTAGCTGAGACTTTCCGCAGGATCTTAGAAGCAGCACAGAAAATTAATCCACTAGAGAAAGCTGGTTACATAGTTAACGATGCAGAGGGTATTCGCTATTTGGAAATAGACTATAACAAGGTAGATGAAGCGTAATGGCTATTCATGATTACAGGACGCACCGAGAAGATTTAGAGCTGATTACAAATTATGATTTGATATCTTCTGCGCATGCGCTGATGAATGGCATTGACTTGGATGTTGCTAGTTCAAAAGTTGCTAACGAATACGTCCAAGCAGAGAAGTTTTACTCTCCCATGGACGACGGTCTTAACGTCCAAGAATGGTCAGGGAAGGTTTACTTGTTTCCTCCAGGGGGAGCATACTTCTGGCAAAAGAAAATGGATCGCTGGAAGATGACACGATCAAGTTCTCCTTCAATGGTATCTTCCCATGCTGTCTGGTTCCGTAAGCTGTATCGTACGTGGTTTAAAAAAGATGTCAAACAAGCGTTGTATTTTAGTAACTGCCCAGACATGATCCGATATGAACAAAAGATATTTGATTTTCCCGTTTGTATTCTCAAGACTCCGCCCTTACTTGTGAAGAACACAAGCCAAGGTATTGCTAGTCACAAGACATGTACTTCATTAATTGTGTACCTGCCGCCATTGACGGACACGGGGCATGCCGTACAAAGATTTATAGATCTTTACCAAGACAAAGGGCGGATCCTTACCTGACCACGGTAGACTAAGTACCGATTGGACAGCTTCATGAGCATTCTTTGCGACCGCGAAATCAAAGCACTGGCATTACAAAAAGAAATGATCAGTCCTTTCCAGGACAAGCTAATCAGTGAAGTTGATGGCCGTCGTATTTTAAGCTATGGGCTTAGCTCCTACGGATATGATATTCGTCTATCCCCCAAGCAGTGTCTAATCTTTGGGCGGATTCAAAAAGGGGATTGTGACCCAAAGGATTTTGATGCGGATATCCTGACAAATGCAGAGTTGTTGGAAGATGAGAAGGGCCAATATTTTATTTTGCCACCATACGGATACTGCCTTGGTGTTGCTCAAGAACGCATTAAACTTCCAAGAGATGTTACTGTTGTTGCCGTAGGTAAATCAACATATGCACGATCAGGAATCTTGGTAAATATTACACCAGCCGAAGCTGAGTGGGAAGGCTACCTTACGTTAGAAATTAGCAATTGCACTGGCTTGTTCAATCGTATTTACGCTGACGAAGGCATTACACAACTTTTGTTTTACCGTGGTTATCCCTGCGAGGTATCCTACCAGGATCGAAAGGGTAAGTATCAAGATCAAAAGAAAGAAGTAGTTTTCTCCCAAGTGTAATGGCTGCCGCACAAAGACTTGAAGTTGTAGAGATCTTAATGAGATCCATAATTTACCAAGAGAACGAGGAGCTTTGCAAAAAGTTTTCCCGTTTTCGTGGTGATGATGTGCAATGGGTATTAAATACGCTTCACCCTATGTTTGAAATGCTGCAAGAGTCTTTGGAACTTGAAGCCTACGGAAATACTACGTACTAACCGTAGCTGCGACCAAAGCTAGCACCTGGTTTATTGGCGTAGTTGGTGCTACCTGCTCTACCTATTGTGTCACCCATGCTGGGCAATGATGTACCAGCAATACTCGCTTCCGACCTAGGTGTTTTACCTCGAATAGATGGCTCATCAATACCGGCCTTTTGACGGAATTTACCAGCGCTTCGTGCGGCTGCCATGTACTTAGCTACTTTATCTTGCTTATCATTTAATACAGATACAGAGTTTCGCTCCCTTGGTTCTACTCGTCGTAAGTCTGTGTCATACGCCTGTTCTGGCCGTAGATCCGAACTCTCCGCTCCAGATGTGCCTAAACCCATTTTAACTACCTACTCAAGCAACAAATCTTGTCGTGATAATATTGTAAGAGACATAATTTAGGCCTTATATTACCATGCACGGAGCCGCTGGTTTCCTGGATAGTTTCATCCAAGATGAGATTGATTGCCGCTGCCTGACCGAAGAAGATTTTGGTGCACCTTTGAGCAACGAAAAGGCTGACGTCCCCCTCCAAGATATGTATAATAGGGGTCTGGTCCTTCCTCAACAAGGTCGGGAACGCTTAAACCTCGGTGAGGACAACCACGAATGGAAGGAGATTTCACAGTCGCGTCCGGGAATGACGGGGTATATTCCGTCGATGGAAGAAGCACTAGAGCAGTATCCGGCGTCATCTCCTCGCCCACAGAAACTTGTCCTGGCTCTGGGTTCTCCGTCAATGAAGCGTGGTGGTTCGAGTCGGTAGGACTTTTTAATACCGCAAAGTTTTACTCTCCTATGGGTATTAAAATAACAACAGATCGTTTGTCTTTAGCGCCAAAGGGAGACCCAGTGGACCACCCTGAGCACTACACAGCGGGCAAGGTAGAAGTCATTGACATACTAGAGCAAGCCGTACAGGACGCCCCTGACCCCATCTCCGGCGGCCTGTTGTGGCAGACACTTAAATATTTGTTACGTCTTTGGTATAAAGGCAATATGCTCCAGGATGCCAAGAAAGCTCGTTGGTATCTAAACCGTTTGATTGAACGTCTAGAACGGGATTACGTCTAGAACGGAACGCAGTTTTCTTCGTCGTCTTCATCTTCGTCGTCGCTTGCGTACATGCAGGCGGCGGCAAGTTCTTCTAATTCTAAGTTTGTCGGAATCTCAAAGGTCAGATCAATATTTTCACCAGCCAAAATTTCGCGCACTGCTTGCCATTCCATCAAGCGTTGGTAGTACAGGTTAAGAAGTGCGGAGTGGAGTTGCTCCCAACACATCTCATCAGCCTGAAGCTCTGCCTTTCGCATGGCAAATTGAAACTCCAACGGAAGCTCAAATTCCCTGTGCTCAGAAGAGTTCTCCATGTGAACGGATTGGCTTGGTTAATTCATTCTAATCCTAGCTGTTGAAGATGTCGTCAAAGTCCTCCAGGGGATAACGCAGCCATTGAGTTGAGCCTACCTTGAACTCATTTGCAAAAACCGAAAGGATGTGTGGACTAATTTTGCGCTCTAGCTGTCGAATTGCTATTACCTCATTTTCTGCGGCACTGTATTCTCGAAAGGCAGCCAAAAGAATTTCTGTTGAAGGTGGAAGAATTGCGTCAACCTCCTTTAGAAAAAGTTGAATTTCATCGTTACGGCGCTCAATAAGGCCACCAATAACGCTATGTTCTTCATCAAACACCCAGCGTCCAAGCTCTTCGGCAGCAGCGTAAAAATTATCTTCCTCCAGGGAATCAATTATGTTGCTATAAAGAAAAGATTCCCATCCAATGGAATGAATAAAAGAAAGCAATGCTTCTTGCATTGACTTTGGCAGTCCCAAATTTAACTTGTCAAGAAGATCATCAATAATATTTAACTCATGAAACAAATATTCAATTGCTTTCTCCTTGGAGCAACACTGCTCACCTTTAACTGAAGAACCATCAGGATAAAATTGTGTGCCGTAACCAAAGGTGTAAGGCTCTGCTCCAGTAATAGGATCTGCATATGCCTTCTCGTTGTATCCGGCATGCTTGCAAATCAAATTCACAGCATTTGAAAAGTCAGACATTGGAGACAACTACTGTTATCTCCAATCATACACACTTTAGCTTCCTTGTCCGCGACTTAGCTTACGACCATGGCTTGGTTTGGAGTTTTTGCCATCGCCTTGCTTAGTGGTTTTAGGCTTGGATTCAATTTTGTTTGTGACGGTTGACTTGGGTTGGGCCATGGAGAACCTGTGGGGTGCTTACCATTTTACAAGAAACCGACCATTAACCTATTTACCATTTTGTTTGGTGACTCCAATAGCGTGCGGACATTTTGTCAGGGCTTGAATCTTGCGCGTCGTGGCGTGCGTAATAAGATTTGCGACGTGCCTTGTCTTTTTCTGAAGTTGGATTTTTACCTGCGCCTTCAACTCCTTGCTGCCCAAACCTAATAATTTTTTCTTCGCCCTCTTTGCATGCTTTTACAACATGAGACTTTGTGGCATGACCTGGAGTACGCTGCGGTTTGTTACATGCCATCTTATCTTTTGCCAACTTAGCAGCACCAGCAGCTTTCCTGTGCTTTTCCGACATCTTACTTAAAGAGAGAGGTAAATCCGCTTAGGAATTCTTGGCCAGACTTAGACTTGGTTGTCTTGGTGTCATCTGGTTTATCTAAA